CCAAATTAAATAAGAGGAACAAATCATGGCAAATGATTTATTAAAAGAAGCAATTGCAGACGCGAAAGCCGTAAGAGAAACTGCACTTGCTAATGCGAAAATTGCATTAGAAGAAGCTTTTACCCCTAGATTACAATCAATGTTATCTGCTAAATTAGCTGAAGAAGAAGGTTTAGAAGATGAACCTGAATTAGAAGCTGAACCAGTAGCCCCAGAAGCTCCTATTGAAGAGCCACCAATGGAAGACGACCTTTCTGCCGAAGCGTTTCAGTTTGAAGATGAAGCACCGTCGGAAGATGTTCCATTTGAGGAACCAGCTGTAGATGAAGGCGAATATGGCGATGACGTGGAAGAAGATCTAGAATTAGAAGCAATCATCAAAGAGTTAGAATCTGAAATGAGCGAAGAAGAACCTGAATTAGAAGAAGTATCTTCTTCTACTGGATTAGGAAATGGCGAAGGTCAAAGTCCTAATAAAGCATCATCATCTGATCAAGACGATCCTGGTAAAGGAAAGTTGAAAGAAGGTGAAGGCGAAGATGGGGAAGAAGTCGATGAAGATATTTCTATCGATGAAATCATTAACGCTCTAAGAGAAGAAGATGGTGATGATGAAGAAAAACCTGTAGCTGAGGCCGATGAAGGTGATGAAGCTAAAAAGGATTTAGAAGAAGCGTATGGCGTTATTCGATTCTTGAAAGGTAAAATTAATGAAGTTAATCTTCTTAATGCAAAATTATTATTCTCAAACAAATTGTTTAAAAATCATTCAATGAATGAGTCTCAGAAAATGAAAGTAATTGAAAACTTTGATAGAGCTTCTACTATACGTGAAGTGAAATTAGTTTATGCTACATTATCTGAATCAATTTCAATGTCTAGTCGTAAAACAAAAAGATCAATTAAAGAAAGCTATGCTTCGACAGCTAGCCGTACAACAGCACCTAACAAGAAAGTGATTTCTGAAGGCACTGATTTGACAGCTAGATGGAAAAAGTTAGCTAATCTGTAAAAAGGAAAATGAAGATGAACATTAATTCATTATTACCTCAAAATGGCAATGCCAACCAAAACGCCGTAGCAATCCAACTTGAACGCAAGTGGGAAAAGACCGGTCTATTGGAAGGAATGGGCAATGAGGTTGAAAGAAAAGGCATGGCAGTTCTTTTAGAGAACCAAGCCAAGCAACTAGTATCAGAAGCAAATGCAACTAATACTTCAGCAAACGGCGAAGAATGGGCAGGGGTAGCTCTCCCATTAGTTCGTAGAATTTTTGCTGAAATAGCAGCTAAAGATTTTGTATCTGTGCAACCAATGAACTTACCATCAGGTCTTGTATTTTACTTAGACTTTAAATATGGTACAGCTCAAGGAACTAATGGTATGGCTCAGGCTACCGGAAATGACTTCTTAACTGGCCAAGGAAGAGCTTCTCAGCAAGATTCTGTATTTGGTGTTACTGATAAAGGTAGAGGTAATGGAACTGATACAGCGGTTGAAGGTCTTTATGGTCCAGGTCGTTTTGGATATTCAGTTAACGATGCAACCGTAAACATTGCTTCTCAATCATTAGATACTGGATCATATAATCCATTTACTAATGCTTTTGCTCAGCAAAGTTCTGTATTAACTGGAGCTCAGTTAGATCTATTTACAAACTTTAACACAGAATTTTCTGCTTCAGCTGTTGCTAATAGTAGAACATTCACAGTTGTACAAATTAAATCTAGTTCATTATCTAATCCAGATTTAGATGGCGTTAGAGCGTATAACTTATCTGGTTCAGGTTTTACTACAATTTATCCAGAATTTACTCAAACTCATAACAATGATGCGTATGTGTATTTCTTGGCACAAGTTGGTACTCTGTCAGAAGTTTGTAAAGGTGACTCTACAAATGACCCATATGTAATTAATTATCAGAAACAACCTACTGATGTTACTAGAGGTGACTTTGAAGATACTGATCCAATTACAGGACCATCATCTGGTACAAACATTGATATTCCAGAGATCAACCTTGAAATGAGATCTGAAGCCATTGTTGCTAAAACTCGTAAGTTGAAAGCTGTATGGTCTCCAGAATTTGCTCAAGACTTGAACGCATATCATTCAATTGATGCTGAAGCAGAATTGACTAGCATGTTATCTGAATATGTTTCGCAAGAAATTGATTTAGAGCTTTTAGACATGTTGATTCAAAATGCTCAAACAACTGATCAATGGTCTGCAAAAATTGGTTTTGAATTTGACAGTTCTACAAATACATTCGTTCAATCGAATGCAACTGCTCAAGCATATAACCAAGGAACATGGTTCCAAACTTTAGGTACTAAAGTACAAAAAGTTTCGAACAAAATTCACCAATTAACTTTAAGAGGTGGAGCTAACTTCCTAGTATGTTCTCCAACTGTTGCGACTATCCTAGAATCTATTCCAGGATATGCTGCTGATACAGATGGTGATAAAGCGCAGTTTGCAATGGGTGTACAAAAAGTTGGAGCTATTAATAGTAGATTCCAAGTTTATAAAAATCCTTATATGACTGAAAATGCTATATTATTAGGATACCGTGGATCTCAGTTCCTTGAAACAGGTGCTGTATATGCTCCATATATTCCATTAATCATGACTCCATTAGTATATGATCCGACAAACTTTACTCCGCGTAAAGGTGTTATGACTCGTTATGCTAAGAAAATGGTTCGTCCTGAATTCTAT